ATGTTCGTTACTGCCAGCGCCCACGCCGGTAAGCGTAGCGCGTACAGGGGTAGCACCGCTGGATGTAACATTCTTCACGGCGGAGAGCGTGACGGCTGACACTACGTCAACCTGTATTGCGCTTGCTAACTATGAGCGGGCCGACATCTATTACAACGTGACCATTGACGGCTCAAATGTCAACACAACGGCGCTAACGATGCAGTTTGGCAACAGTCCATCGGCTTTGGTTGACGGCATAGCGTTGCAGGCATCGACGGGGGTGTCAGTAACGAACATGCAACAGGTGCAACTGTTCGGTCGCTATACATGCATCAAAATTGATGCAACCGACGCCGCAACGGGTACGGTCATCGTTACGGCCAACGCGCTGGCGAAGTAGGGGGGGGACATGGCGACTTTCCATCTACCGAGCTTGCTGCAAACGGTCACGATGCAGAGCGCCGCAACCGCAACCGGCAACGGTACGGCCGCGGTCACGACAAGCGGCAACGCTGGGGCGTTTGCCACACTGACGATGCAGGTGAGCGGAATCAGCGGAGACACCATCACGTTTGAGGCAACCGCGGACGACACGAATTGGGTGTCAGTTTTGGTTACGAATCTCACGAGCGGAACCGCAGCGACAACCACAACCGCCGATGGGATATTCCAAATTTCCGTGGGCGCCATTTCTCAGGTGCGGGCGCGCATCAGCACATACAGCGCCGGCACTATCACAGTAGCAGGCCGGATGGTTTCATAGGGAAAAATCATGCTAGTTGTCGAGAAGTTTGGAAGAATTTTTGTAGTGTATGTGAGGCCATAACGTTGTGAGCATCGCTTATCGGACAGGCGCACCCATGCCGCAAGTCATCGGCGCAGATGGCATCCGTATGATGAGCGCCGGCACTCGTGGGGCGGTTTCGTATGTGCTGGATGGCATCGAAAGCGCCGCGGGCGTTTGGAGCCTGCGGAAATTGCGGGCGGCCTATTCCGGCTACTGTGTGAAGCTACGCAGGAGCAGCGATAACGCAACGTCGGATTTTGGTTTCGTTGGCGGACTGTTGGATACCTCTGCCATTTCGACGTGGTTAAGCGGCGCGACGCCATACGTGCACACATGGTATGACCAGAGCGGCAATGGATACAACGCAACGCAAACCACGACCGGCTATCAACCGCTGTTCGTGGCCAGCGGGGAGAATAGCAAACCCATCATTCGACCAGATGGCAGCGATGATTACATGGTCGTGGCGCATGATACGGGTCTGAACTTTACGAATATGACGGCAATTTCCGCATGGAAATACACCACATGGGACACGTCGAACTATGAAACGGTAGCAGTAAAATCTACCTCTTTCTCGTGGAGTGATGGCTACGGCATGGGCGGCGTAGCCAGCGCCGGATACATCGGATTCTGGGCAGACGACTATAGCGGCGGGCGGTCCTACCAGGCCACATACACAAACTTCGCCAGCTTTACGATATTGAGCGGGACGTATGACGGGTCGGGGACAGAGGCATTTGAAGATGGCGTATCAATCGATACGGCTGCCAGCGCCGGCGGTATCGGTTCACCCACGGGCGACTTGCTATTTTTTGCGGCTACCACTTCGGGGGATGGTCATCTTGACGGGGATGTGGGAGAAATCATCCTGTTTGATGCTGTACTGTCTGTGACAGACCACAACACCATAGGCAACGATGTAGCGGATTATTTCGGCCTGACATGGACCACTATCACATAGGAGCGTAGTCAATGGCACAGCAGGCGGACTTTATCGTCAGCGAGTCACACACGAATATCAAGCGCATCTTGAGATTGCTGGAAGAGGTTGATGCACTTGCGGACAAGACCGTGGTTCAGTGGAATGCGCTGGGCGGGGCATCCTCTGTGAGCGGGTACGATTGGCCCGCCGATTTGACCGAAGCGCAGTTTACGACGGCCATTTCGACGTTGAGCAGCAAACCCTGGGACATCGGCGGCAGTGGCCATGATACCAACTTGTATCGGGTAAAAACGGCATTCTAGGAGCGTAACCGATGGCGTCTCAAGTCACGCCAAAAAAGAATACCGCTTTTTCCTTCACGACGGCGATGGTGGATGCCGCTGATACAACTATTTTTAAGTCATCGCCCACACTGGCCGCCGGCGATGTGAAAGTATTCAAGGACTTCGGCGCATCGGCCAATATCACGAGCCTGCCTACCAGCGACGGCAAGGCGGTCGAGGTTTCGCTTTCGGCTACCGAGATGAACGCAGACCGTATCGTGGTGATCTTCTCCGATGTATCCGGCGCTGAATGGTGCGACCAGATAGTTGAGATTCACACGTCCGCCAACCAGATTGATGACTTGAGCACACTCACTACGGCACAGGTCAATGCCGAGGCAGACACGGCACTATCAGATTATGACCCGCCAACCAAGGCGGAGTTGGATAGCGGTTTGGCTGGACTGAATGACATCACCGTGGCGCAGATTCTAGCCGCAACGGTCAGCGGCACATATACGGTCAATGACAGCCTGCATACCATTCTGATCGGATTTTTGGGCAAGACAACGGGCAGTACGACCAGCGCACCGAAGTTCCGTACGCTGGCCGATGATGGCGATGCCATCACCTATACAGTGGATGCTAGCGGCAATCGCACCGCAGTGAGTGACACGCTCTAATGTGGCAATATCGGATTTGGCCTGAAACCATCTGGCCTGAACAGATATGGCAGAAGGCGCCAACGCAGACCGTCACGCTAACGGCGATTGCGTCAGGTGAATCTGTCCACGCGCCCACGGTGGCAGCCGGTGCGGTCACGGTCTCGCTGGATGCCATCACCAGCGGCGAGACGGTGTATGCGCCAAGCGTATCCGTTGGAGCGGTGACTGTCGAACTGGATGCCGTTGCATCAGTCGAAGCGGTGAACGAACCAACCGTCACCCCTGGCGCGGCTACTTTATCGCTTGATGCTATCGCTTCGGCTGCGAGCATTTACAGTCCGACACTGGCCACTGGCGCTGTCACCGTTTCTTTGGACGCCATTGCAAGTGGTGAATCCGTCCACGCGCCCACGGTGGCAGCCGGAGCGGTTACGGTCTCACCAGATGCTATCGACAGCGGCGAGACGGTGTATGCGCCAAGCGTATCCGTTGGAGCGGTTACGGTCTCACCAGATGCCATCGATAGCACGGCGACCATCCATGAGCCGACGGTAACACCTGGTGCGGTGACGGTTTCGCCAAGTGCCATTGACAGCACGGTCACGGTCTACGCTCCGACTGTGGCGCTTGGTCCGGTTACGTTGCTGCCCGACGCTATCGCATCGACGGCCACCGTCCACTCGCCAACCATCACCACTGGCTCTGTGACTGTGGAGCTTGACGCCATTGCAAGCACGGCGACGGTCCATGACCCAACGGTAACACCTGGTGCGGTGACGTTGCTACCGGACGCTATCGGTTCTGTTGCGCAGGTTCACACGCCGAGCGTTACGCCTGGCTCTGTGACTGTGGAGCTTGACGCCGTGGAGAGTACGGTCACGGTCTACGCTCCGACATTGACGACCGACGCTGTCACGTTGCTACCGGACGCAATATCGAGCAGCGCAGCGGTCTATTCGCCCACGGTAACACCTGGTGCGGTCACACTGTTGCCGGATGCTATTGCATCGGCTGTTACGGTCTATCAGCCGAGCGTTACGCCCGGCGCTGTGACCATAACGCTGGATACCATTGCTTCCACCGCTCAAGTGTATGAGCCGTTCTTGGGCAGCGGTGAGTCTCAAGCGGTTGTGTTGGATACCATCGCATCTACGGCGACGGTCAACACATTTGTTCTGCTCTTTGTGGAGGCTAGGCGCATCCATAACGCGCAAGCGTTGGGGCGCATTCTAAGCCCATCCGAGGCGTTGCGAACCGGCAACGTCTCATCTGTAGGGCGCTCATATAGTCCGTCGTCAGAGTCTCGAGCCGACACGCCGAGCGGGAGTCGAGTTCACAGTATCGAGTAGGGGGGCACATGGCTAGTGCAGTGTATCCAAAGTTCAAAGAGGCGATTTTGCAGGGGACGCATGACCTGTCATCTCTTGCGGTGCGGGCGGTGCTGATTGATACCGGCACCTACACCTACAGCGCGGCACATGATGCCTATGATGACCTGTCCGGCGTGGTGGGCACCGAGTCTGGTGCGTTGGGAACGAAAACGTTCACCGATGGCACTTTCGACAGCGCAGACATCACATTCAGCGCCGTCACAGGCACGACTGCCGAGGCGCTTGTGTTGTTTATCGACAGTGGCACGCCGGCAACCGATTATCTGATTGCCTATGTTGACAGCGCCACGGGGCTGCCTGTAACGCCCAACGGCGGTGACATCAATGTGAGCGTCAATGTGTCCGGCTGGTTCAGTCTGTAGGGTCAATCATGGCACAGACGTTTGTCAAGGCCGCTAATGAGGTGCTCGACTATCAGACGAATTGGTCTGACTGGCTGGGCGCGGACACTATCAGTTCGTCAACGTGGACGGCTGATACCGGATTGACCGTGGATAGCGATAGCAACACTACCACGACGGCGACGGTCTGGCTGTCTGGCGGCACTGCGTCCGAATGGGACTTGAAACGCTACGCCGTGACCAACCAGATTGTAACGGCAGCCGGTCGCACGGCAGAGCGAATCATCTATGTCGCTATCCCGCCTGCGGTGCAGTATTGCACGCTGGCCGAGGTCAAGAACCATCTCGACATCAGCAGTGACACGGATGATTACCTGCTATGGGTTGCCGTCTGCCAGGCGCAAGCGTTCATCGACGCGCAGACCGGACGCACATTTGAGGCGGCAAGCGACACGGCAAAAACCTTTGACGCCGTGCGAGACGTGGATGGGCGGCTGCTCTATGTCGATGACCTGGCAAGTATCACCAGCGTTACAAACGGCGATGGCACCACGGTTACAAGCGGTCAGTATACGACTGAGCCGCGGCGGGTGACGCCATACTACGCCATTCGACTATTGTCATCGTCGGGCGTCTCGTGGACGTATACGACCGACCCAGAGGGGGCCATCAGTATCACCGGGAAATGGGCCTACAGCGTGAGTGTGCCGGCGGACATCGTGCAGGCGTGCAAGCGGTTGGCGGCTTGGCTGTACCGGCAACGGGAGAATCGCACAGGAGACGAGGACCGGGCCATCATTGCCGGTTCTGCAACCATTCTGCCGTCACAAGTGCCAAGCGACGTTATGCAAATTTTGAGAAGCAAAAAGAGGATAAGTTGAACTACGCCAGTTTGTCGGCAACGTTAGCAAGTCTATCTGTAGCAGGCGTCAAGCGCACACGAACAGCGCCGCCGGCGATAGATTCGGCTACAAATTATCCCGAACAATTCCCACGGCTGCCCACGGCAAGCGTCGAAGCTGTAACGATGTCATCATCGACGGGACTGAGGGAAGCAACCGCTGAATTGGTCATCGTAGTTGAGCGTGACACCATGAGCACAAACGTTCTGAAATTTGCCGAAACACTCGCTCTGATAGACGCACTTGACGCAGCGTTGGCGGCAGAGGCGGCGGCTAACAATTATATTGACCGGTGGACAATAACGCCGCAGGTGACGGATTGGGGATGGTCCCTCGTGACCACAGTGGAGGCGAGTTGGTGAGATGAGCAAATATATCGTGACGGACAAGGGGCCAATCGACCGGCGGCAACCAGGCGAGGACGTGACGGGCGTCTATGACGCTGCAACGCTGCAACGCCTCGTTGATGACGGCTACGTGGCGCTGGATGAACCGGCTCCGAAGCGCAAGAGCAAGAAGGCGGTGAGCGATGCCGACTAAGGGCACAAGTCAAGCTATTCTGGTGGATGAATTCATTTTCAACGGCGATACGTCCGGCGTAACAACTAGCATCAGCGTTAGCGAGTTGGACCAGACCAACATCGCATCATCGGCCATAGAATATCAGCCGGGTCTACCGACCTGGCGCATCGTGCAGAACGGCTATTTTGCCGGGGGCGATGCTGACGGCATGGCCGACGAACTGCACGACCGGCTGGCCACGGCTGGAGCGCAGATAGCGCACGTTCCCGACCGGACCAGCACTGACACACCCGCCTATGTGATACCGGACGCGTTCAATGCCAGTTTGCCCATCGAAGCGCCGGTAGATGGGCTTATCACCCTCACCGGTGAATGGGCAGCATCTGCGGGCGGCCATCGTGGGATGCTGGTCACATATAACACGACTATCAGTGGGACCGGGGCCGGGACGCCGATTGACCTGGGCAGCGCCGGCAGTAGCGGCGGCTACGCTTACCTGTTCGTACATGAGATTGATGACGATGTAAGCGGGACCAGCACCAACACGGACATCGACGTGGAATCATGCGCGACCGAGGGCGGGGCATACGACAGCGAGGGCACGTTCACATTTTCTGCAACCGGCGGCTATGCACTCACGCTGTCGGGGACGGTGAATCGGTGGGTGCAAATCAACACAACGGATTTGGGCGGCGCAACCACATTGGAAGTGACCGCCATCGTAGTGGTGACGGGCGTCACCGAATAGGAGATTTGAAATGGCAGTAAAAGCAGCCGGTAACGTGACCGTTACCTACAACGCCAATAACATCACCGCGTATGTGGATAGCGGCTCTATCGCTGCCAGCATTGCGGAACTGGACACGACCGACCTGGCGAGTACAGCAATGGAGTACATTCCCGGCCTTGCCGACTGGACGTATTCCACCAACGTCAAGAACTGGGACAGCACCATTGACGGCTACATTATGCCCGACCTGGTGACGCCGGGCACGCTGCGAACGCTGGTGATTGCATACACTGATGCCAGCAGTAACACGGTCACCTACACGTGGACTACAAATGCGTTTATCACGGCCGGCGAGTTGGGCGGCGAAGCGACGGGGCTTGTGGGCATCAGCGGTCTAAATTTCCGCTGCGTGGGTGCTCCTGGCCGCGTGGTCACATAGGAGTAGCGATGGCCATCCGCATTAGCTGCACGATTGAGGGTATGGAAGAGAACTGGATTGAGTACGACCTGACCGGCTGGACGCTGCGTGACACAACGAGTCTCGACGTTGCCAACGGCGAACGCATCGATGACATGTTCGAGATGCTGCGCAACCGGGCCACTGGCGTTCATATCGAATCGAACGCCGGCGACATCACGGAGCCGGACGGGTTGACCTATGACGCCATGCTTGACGTTGATGAGCTTCTCATTGGCTGGCTAACTCAATCCATCTACACGGCCATCGGCAATCGGCGCGTGTTGGGAAACGTGAGCGCGCGAGTCTCATCGACTTCAAACGGGACTCGCGCGACGGCGACGACGATGACGGCGGCGAAGAGCTAACCGACACGCAGAGAGGGCGGGGCTTTGTTGACCTGGTATGCCGCAATCAAGTGTTGTTCGATGCCATCCTGCACAACTGGTATCCCGACCGCTTGCCGGGCGACTTCGACAATGTGGACATCCTGCGGCTGTTCCGCATGATTGACGCGCTGGGCGTCATCGCCGTGGAGGAGCAGCGGGCGGCGCAGATAAAGGGAACCATCAAGGCGAAAGACATTGACCAGCGCACATGGGCGGCCATCAAGAAGCATGACGAGCTTATGGCGGAGGCGGCTGATTCGTGAGGGTCTCCAGTGCGATGCGTATGCGCTCCAGTTCGGACACAATCGCATTGATGCGAAAGACAAAGCGAGCAGCGGCGACCAACGCAGCGCCAAACAGCAACAAAATGACGAGGGCAACCGCGGCAAGTGTTAGCAAGGGGTCATCAAAATACATCGCTTTTCTCCTGTCAGTTCCTTGGATTGACATGTTCAGTATAGCACAGCGAGCGGGTCATGGCTGACCGAATTGATATTATTATCGATGCTCAAAATAGGGCATCGGCACAACTCAAAACCGTTCAAAAAGATCTAGGCGGACTCGACAAAGCTGTGGGGCGATTGTCCGCTGGAATAGGTGCTTTTGCCATCGGCAGCCTGGTCATCAGCGCAGCCAAGATGGGCGTCGAGCTCGCCAAAGCATCGGCGGCTTCGCTTGACGTTGAATCCTCATTCGAGAGCCTCGCACGCAGCGCCGGCGCATCGTCCAAAGAGATTCTATCCGCTCTGCAAGAGGCGAGCCGGGGCACGATTGATAACACCAATCTGCAACTGGCCGCCAACCGTGCAATGGCGCTTGGCTTGTCCTCAGATGCACAACAATTAGCGCAGGCTATGTCAATCGCCGTCAATGCTTCAAAAGCATTCGGCATTGGGACCGAAGAGGCATACCGTCGAATCATTGAAGGTTCCGCAAAAATGCGGAACCAGCTACTTGATGAAATCGGTATTATTGTTGACTCCCAAAAAGCGTATGACACCTATGCCAAGAAAATCGGCAAGACTGCCGAAGAGTTGACGGGGGCGGAACGGCAAGCCGCATTCTTTGAAGAGGCTTTGCGGTCGGGTACGGCAGCCTATGCCGCCTTCGATAACTCGCTTACCGCCGCGCAGGGCATCCAAGCATTTGACGCTGCTGTAAGCAATCTCCGTGACGCTCTAGGGCGATTGCTGCTCATCAAGGCCGATGACTTTGCGGAATTGTTCAACATCGGCGGCGACGCCGGCATTGCCGGCGCAATCAATCAATTCGCTGATAATCTTGACCCGGAAACACAACTTGAAAACAAGTTGGCTAATTTGGTTGCCATTCAATCCGAATTGCAAGAGGCGGCGCACAATGGCGACCTGCTGCAAAAGGCATGGGCTAATATTCAGTTGGGCGGCCTGTTTGACTTCGGCGGCAAGCTTGGCGGCTTGACCGGCGTCAATGATGCCATTGCACAAACTCAGGCCGAACTGCTCAACTTGCGCAACGCCGAAGCCGAAGCGGGGGCCGGGGCAGAAGATGC